TACCGAAAGTATTTATAACTTAAAATATATGGCAGATTTAAATCAGCAAGAAGTTCAACAGTTGATGCAATCATTTGCACAGCTATCCAACTCATTCCAACACGGCCAGCGAGGGGTAGGTGATTACGCCGATGCTCAACGCCAGGCTGCTAATGAAATTCAATCTTCATTCAATAATGCCGCACAGCAAATTAGAGGTTCGGCCATTGATTATACAAAGGCAATGTTTTCTGCTAGTGAGGGTACATCAAAGTACGCAGGTGCAGTAAGTGCTGCTGGAAATGCGGCTTGGGAAGTTGGAAAGAATTTTGGTGTTCTTGGTATAGCTGCCGGAGGCTTGATAAAAATCTTTGGGGATGTTGCCGCCGCCAGTCTAAAGCAAAATGACGCATTGACTAAAGCGTATCGGGATTTTGCTGACGCCGGTGACCTTAGTGGTAGTTTAGATACAGTAATAGCAAACTTAAATAAAGTAGGTCTTACTTCAGAATCAGCTGACCAATTCAAGAAAGTGTTAGATTCAGTATCTCCTTCATTAGTTCTCTTTGGTGGTGGCGTTACTAGTGGTCTGAAAAAATATGTTAATGTTATTCAAGGGATGATTCAACCCGGAGAGCAATATGAAGCCCAAGCTCAAAAATTAGGACTTGACTTGCAAGGGTTACGAATGGGAGTTGCTGGATACATGAATATCCAAGCTAAATTAGGTAATTCTCAAAGCATGACAGAAAAAGACATCCGAGAAGGGTCAATGAAATACATGACCACATTGAAAGAGTTACAAGAACTTACCGGAGTTAGTAGAGATGAGGCTGCTAAAGTGATAGAGCAGCAAATGTATGAATATCGATGGGCAAAATATGTAAGTGATCTTAAAAAACAGGATCTTATTAATAACACCAATGAAGCCGAAAAGGCTAATGAGTTCATGGCTGCTGGTATAATTAAGTATGGTAAAACATTTGGTGTTGGAGCTACTGAGTTTATTATTAACGGTGGTAAAGTAGTAGGTGAGGCAAGTGCTCAAGTAGTACAAATGACTAGAAATACAATAGGCCCATCATTTTCTGGTTTTATTAAGGGTACAAAAACTCTAAATGAATCATTCGGTGAAATACAAAAAGGTGCAGAGGAAAACTTAGAAATTCATAAAAATTCAATTAATGCACTTGGTACTGGTATGGATGGCGTTGTAGGTGACAATGATTATAAGATGAGAGTTTTGGGTCTAACAGGCATCAAAGCCGCAAACGCCGCGCAAACTGTTGAAGATAAAAAACGAGAATATGATAAAAGACAAGCAGAATTATTAGAAATGGAACAAGAATCTAGACGTATGGCTATCGCAAAGGATAAAGCACTTTTTAGCGCAGGAGAAGGTGTTCTTAAAGTGTTTGGCGGACTGAATACTGTATTATATCAATTTAGTAAAATGGTAGCTAAGGCTGTAGATTGGCTAACAAATTCAGCCCCGAAAATATTTGGAGAAGGAACCAATCTATCTGCAGGATTCAAAGATAATTCTGACCGCATAAATGATTTAACAATTTTAAAAACAGAAAAAGCTAAATTAGAAGCTGACATTGATAGACTGAAAAATGGTACTGAAGTATCTAATGCCGATAAAGAATTTGCAAAACAAGTAATTGAAGGTGTGTTAAAAGCAAATCAAGACAAAATTGATACTAAACAAGCAGAAATCAGAAAAGTTGCGGGTGATAATTCATTGACAGCAGAGGAAAAAGCAAAACAGAAACAAAAATTAGAAAATGAATTAGCAAATTTAAATAATGACAAAGCCATTACGAAGAAAAAAGAAGAACAAATAAAAAATGGTGATGTTAATGTTATAAGAGAGGCTACATCTATAAAAAGACAAGCAGAAATACAAAAGAAAGAAGCAGAATTACTTAAAAAACAAGAAGAAATTAATAGAACTCGAGGTGAAATAGGAAGTGTTATTAACAAAAACGATATTGATACAGCATCAATTGCACCAAAAGGACGTGCTACTTCTTGGAATACTGATTATACAGGTGCACCAGCCAATGAACTAGTTACTGCACAAAGAGCCAGTGCTCAGGGTGGTATAAGAAGAAGCGGTGCAGAAATTGGAACTGATAAGAGTGATTCGGCAGCAGCAATTCTGAAAAAATTAAATTTTGGATCGGATGCACAAAAAAAAGAACGAACAAGTGGTGAAGTTGATCCTAAGTTATTAGCTTTAGCTGACAAACTATCTAGTGCATTTCCAGGAGGAACATTTACTGCATTAAATGATGATTATCATAGAAGAAATGCACCAAGTTCAAAACATACCAAAGGACTAGCATTAGATTATGCATTAGCTAAACCTCCCACCAGTGCGGAAGAAGCGGCTGCAATTAAAGAAAGACTAAAAGATTTAGGCGCAACTACTGTTCTAGATGAATACTTTTCTGATGGTGCTGCAGGAGATAATCCTGAAAATAAAGGTGGCCACTTTCACTTAGAAGTAGCTAGACAAGGTGGGTTATTTAGTGGGCCGGAAGATGGCTTCCCGGTAATGTTGCATGGCAAAAAAGAAAGCGTTTGGAATGAAAAACAAATGCATGCCTTACTTGAGGATGTGAAAAAGTCAAGTGTAGATGACTACAAACAAGAGTTAATGGATCAAATGGGATTGAACAAAACTGCACCAACTCCGGCAATTGCTAGTGGAAGTAATGATGTAGTAATGAACATGATATCATTATTGTCTGATAAATTTGACACTCTAATATCAATTTCAAATCAAACTAAGAACATACACGATGAAATATTAACCTATACACGGTCTTAATGATAAATATATCACTATGTCATATAAAAAGCGTTTCCAAGCCCCAAATCATTCTGGTTCAGTCAGTCCTATCTCAGGTGCAAACAGTAATCGCGGTGCCTGGAACAGTCAAGTAGCTCCGTCAGGTGGTTACAATAACACAGACTTTGGTTATAAAAATTACGGAAGTCGCTTACCAGAAGTATACACTGGACACCCAAATCGGGTTGAACGTTACAATCAATATGAAATGATGGACGTAGATGCTGAAATCAATGCATGTTTAGACATTATTGCTGAGTTCAGTACTCAGAAAAACGATCAGAACAATACACCTTTTGAGATAGAATTCTCAGAAGATCCAACTCCCCATGAAGTAGAATTAATTAAAAAACAACTACAACAATGGTGTAAACTCAATGAGTTTGATACAAGAACATTCAAAATCTTCCGTAATACTATCAAGTACGGGGATCAGGTTTTTGTACGTGACCCGGAAAACTTTAAGCTATACTGGGTTGACATGACTAAAGTAACTAAAGTCATTGTTAACGAAAGTGAAGGCAAAGCACCAGAACAATATGTTATCAAAGACATCAACGTTAACTTACAGAATCTAAGTATTGCTGAAAAAACAACAACAGACTTTATGACACCTCAAGGCCCCGGTGGCTTTCAGGGTGCTTCTAATTACAGTGTACCAAACGGCGGAGGCGGAGGCGGAAGTCGTTTTACAATGGGCATGAATGAAGCAGCCATTGACGCTAAACATGTAGTTCATTTGAGTTTAACTGAAGGTCTAGACCGTTATTGGCCTTTTGGACAGAGTATCTTAGAAAACATTTTTAAAGTATATAAGCAAAAAGAATTGCTTGAAGATGCTATTCTTATATATCGTGTACAACGTGCGCCGGAGCGTAGAGTTTTTAAAATTGACGTTGGTAATATGCCAAGTCACATGGCTATGGCATTTGTTGACCGTATTAAAAATGAGATTCATCAACGCAGAATCCCAAGTGCAAGCGGTGGGCAAAGTATAATGGATGCAACATATAATCCATTATCAATGAACGAAGACTACTTTTTTCCGGTCACGGCAGACGGTCGTGGCAGTGATGTAACCACATTACCAGGTGGTGATAATTTAGGTCAGATTGATGACTTGCGTTATTTCAACAATAGATTAGCACGGGGTCTACGTGTTCCAAGTTCTTATTTACCTCAAGGTCCAGAAGATAGTCCTACCCCATTGGCAGATGGTAGAGTTGGAACTGCTATGATTCAAGAGTTTCGTTTCAATCAATATTGTGAACGTTTACAGAAGTATATTAGTCAGAAGTTAAATGATGAATTCAAACTGTTCATGCGCTGGAGAGGATTTAATATTGATTCAAGTTTGTTTGATATCAAGTTCAATGCCCCACAAAACTTTGCCGCTTATCGTCAAAGTGAGTTAGATACAACACGGGTAACAGTGTTTCAAACAATGGAAGCTTTCCCTTATATTGCTAAACGATTTGCTATGACACGATTCTTAGGATTGACTGAAGAAGAAATTGAAGAAAATCAGCGTCTATGGTTTGAAGAACGTGAAGCTCCTGAGGATAATGATGCTAAAGGTAGTGACTTACGTAGTATTGGTATTAGTACAGGAGACTTAGAAGCCGATACAGAGGTTATGGATGAGATTCCAGATCCAAATGCTGAAGGTATGCCACCAGATCAAATGGCGGGCGGACCACCTGTAGCACCTCCAGCAGGCATGGCAGGTGCAGTAGCTCCGGCTCCTCCGATGTAAAAAGATAAATATTAACATGAGATTAATGGAAATGTTTGATGCACCCGTTCAAGGGTACCAAGATGCTGAAAAAGATAGCAGTAGACCTAAGTGGAAACAAACCCGTAAAAGTAAATTAACACTACGGCAAATTCGTAAATTACGTAAAATGAATGATGTGCGTAATTATGAAAAGTCTCAAAACTTAAAGAAGATTCGTAAACAATATCAACCAGCACCAGCAGAAGGTGCACCGGCAATGTAATGATATTGACATAAAATTAAGAAAAACGTAAAAAATAGCACTTTATTGTGCTATTTTTTTTGATATGCACTAAGTATATAACACAGCCATTAATCTATAGGAGACCAACAATGGATAATAGAAAATTTGAACAACTTATTGATTTGATCATCAATGAAAACGAAGACCAAGCTAAAGCATTGTTTCATGATATCGTAGTTGAAAAAAGCCGCGAAATTTATGAATCAATGATGGATGAAGATGAATTAGAAGAAGGCATGCATGGTCACATGGGTAATCAAGTCGGCGGTATGCTAGACGAAATCGACATGGAAGAACAAGGCATGAATGAAGAAGATGATGTTGAAGGCGATGATGAATTTGCTGACATTGATGTTGATGCTGAAGATGATGGCGAAATGCCAGAAGGTGATTTAGAAGACCGCGTAGTTGAACTAGAAGACAAACTAGACGAACTAATGGCTGAATTTGAAGAACTAATGGGCGCTGAAGAAGGCGAAGAAGACTTTGGTGGAGATGAAGAAGGCTCTGAAGAAGGCAATCCATTCGGCGGAGATGACGAAGGCTCTGACGATGAAGAAGCAATGATGGAAGCTACTAATTTAATCGCTGTTAAAAAGCCAGTTCATGGCGACAACGGTGTACAAACTAGAAGTACAGTAAGTGGTGGACCAAAAGTTCCAGGTAACGGAGCTAAGGCTGTTAACTTCTCATCAGGTGAGAGTACTAAGGGCGGTACACAAGGTGGACTATTAAACCCAACACCAAAAGATATCCCAGGAACATATAAAAATGCTCCAGGACAAAGTAAAGGTCCTAATGAAAAAGGTGAATCCGTTGCTAAACCAAAACACGGTGATGACGGTGTAAACACTAAGTCAATCGTTGGTGAGTCTAAAAAGACTACAAGAAGAACAGTTAGATAAGAATACCTAAGATAATGGCTTTGTATCTTAAAGAACACCTAACTTTTGACCGTGCTAGCATGGTTGTAGAAAGTACCGGTGAAGGTAGTTTGAAGTCCCTTTATATGAAGGGGATTTTCATTCAGGGTGGGGTACGCAACGCTAACGAGCGTGTGTATCCTGTTTCTGAAATTGAAACTGCTGTAGAAACTTTAAACAAACAAATATCTGAAGGGTATTCAGTATTAGGTGAAGTAGATCACCCAGACGATTTGAAAATCAATTTAGACCGTGTATCACATATGATTAGTTCTATGTGGATGGATGGTGCAAATGGATTTGGCAAATTAAAGATTCTACCAACTCCAATGGGACAGTTAGTGTCTACTATGTTGGAGAGTGGTGTTAAACTAGGCGTAAGTAGCAGAGGTAGCGGCAACGTTAATGATGCTAATGGCCATGTTAGTGACTTTGAAATAGTCACTGTCGATATTGTCGCACAACCAAGCGCACCAAATGCGTATCCCAAAGCAATTTATGAAGGTCTTCATAATATGAAGAATGGTCATAGAATGTTAGATATTGCTAAAGATGCACAGGGCGACAAGAAGGTACAGAGATACTTGAAAGAGGAAGTAATGCGCCTCATCAATGATCTCAAAATCAAATAAAGGGGAAATCCAATGAATTTGGAAATTATTAAACCATTACTTGAAACTGGAATCATCAACGAAGAAACCAGCATCGCTATAAACGAGGCATGGGAATCAAAATTGAACGAAGCCAAAGAGCAAGTACGTGCAGAATTAAGAGAAGAATTCGCACAACGTTATGAACACGATAAGAACGTAATGGTCGAAGCCCTAGATAAAATGATTACAGATGGTCTATCAGAAGAAATTGAAGAATTTCAACTAGAAAGACAAGCAATGAACGAAGACCGCGTTAACGCTAAACGCAAGCTACATGAAAATGCAGCCAAGTTCAATAATTTCATGGTTACTAAACTATCCGAAGAAATTAAAGAACTACGTAATGAGCGTAAACTACAAATGGAAAGTCAACAAAAGCTAGAACAATTTATTGTTCATGCTCTTGCCCGTGAAATTAAAGAATTTGCACAAGACAAACAAGCAGTAGTTGAAGCAAAGGTTAAGTTAGTTGCAGAAGGTCGTAAACAACTTGAAACATTGAAATCACAATTTGTGACAGTAAGTGCTAAGAGAATGAATGAATCTGTAAGCAAACATCTAAAGGGTGAATTAGGCCAATTGAGAGAAGATATTAAGACCGCACGTGAAAACGATTTTGGTCGTAAGATTTTTGAATCTTTCGCAAGTGAATTTAGCACGACCTATCTACAGGAAAAAGCTGAGACACGTAAGTTGTACAACCAACTAATGTATAAAGATGAACAATTAGCTGAATCCATTAAAACACTCACCAACGCTAAGAAGTTGATTGAGTCAAAAGAACGTGAAGTTCGTATTATCAAAGAATCTACTAGTCGTCAAAAAACTATGGATGAATTGCTATCACCTCTAAATGAGGAAAAAGCAACTATAATGCGTGATTTACTAGAGAGCGTCCAGACACCTCGTCTACAAGGCGCATTCGAAAAGTATCTACCAGCAGTACTTAACAACATCAATGAAAGAAAAGAAACTAAAAAGTCTATGCTTTCAGAAGGTGTTAAAGAAGTTACTGGTAATAAATCTGTCATACAAAAACCTGAAGTCGAACCGCGTGATAACGTAATCGATTTAAGACGTTTGGCGGGGATTTAAATAAAAGACATAAATTTAGGAGAATATAAAAATGTCACAAGTTCTATTAGAAAGTCGTTGGGATGAGACTAAAGAAGCCCTACTTGAAGGTCTTAAAGGTAATCGCCGCTCAACAATGCAAGTTATTTTAGAAAATACTCGCAAATCATTACTATCTGAATCAGCATCTACTGGTGCAACAGGTTCAGGTAACATCGCAACATTAAACCGTGTGATTCTACCAGTTATCCGTCGTGTCATGCCAACAGTTATTGCTAACGAGTTGGTTGGTGTTCAGCCAATGACAGGACCAGTTGGTCAGATTCATACTCTACGTGTTCGTTACGCAGAATCATTGAATGACACAAGCGGTGCTAATACTGATGTTCAAGCAGGTGAAGAAGCTCTAAGCCCATTCAAAATTGCTCAGGCATACTCTGCAGGTACAGGCGCAGGCGCTCAGTCTAACTACACAGGTGCTCCTACAGCACGTATGGAAGGTCAAGGCGGTCGTCAGATTTCTGTGCAAATTCTACGTCAAGCTGTTGAAGCTAAGTCACGTAAATTGCAAGCACGTTGGACATTTGAGGCAGCACAAGATGCTCAGTCTCAACATGGTATTGACGTTGAAGCAGAAATCATGGCAGCTTTAGCACAAGAAATTACTGCTGAAATTGACCAAGAGATTCTATTGAGTCTAGCTACATTGGCTACTACAGAAGAAACTTACAACCAAGCTACAGTGTCTGGTACAGCTACATTCGTTGGTGACGAACATGCCGCATTGGCAGTTCTTATCAATCGTGTTGCTAACAAGATTGCTCAACGCACTCGTCGTGGTGCTGGTAACTGGGCAGTTGTTTCTCCAGCAGCATTGACAGTTCTACAATCAGCTACTACAAGTGCATTTGCACGTACAACAGAAGGTACATTCGAAGCTCCTACAAACACTAAGTTTGTTGGTACATTGAATGGTGCTATGCGTGTATTCGTTAACAGCTATGCTAGTGACGGACAAGCTGTTCTAGTTGGTTACAAAGGTACAAGCGAAACAGATGCGGCAGCTTTCTATTGCCCATACATCCCATTGATGTCATCTGGTGTTGTTTTAGATCCATCAACATTCGAACCAGTCGTATCATTCATGACACGTTATGGTTACATCGAATTGACAAACACTGCATCATCTTTCGGTAATGCGGCTGACTACGTTGGTGAAATCGATATCAACTCTGCAACTCTATCATTCCAATAATATTGGAATACTAACCCAGGGATGGGAAGGTCAAAAAAGGGCACTTAGGTGCCCTTTTTTGTTGCAGTGGCATAAATAATAGTATGCACTCTCTATATGAAGTGCAAAAATTTAAAGGAAATTTATTATGCCATTCGTAACTAGAGTCCATGGTGACTATAAACCAGTAGCAAACTTTGACACACCAGACTATACAGTTGGTGGAGTTAATGCTGTAACTTCGGCAGCAACAGTTCAACCACAAGGTCCAAAATTAGACTTTTTCACTATCGCATTAGCTAGTGTAGCAACTGATGGAACTGTTTTAGCAGATTGTATTAACGCTATTCAAACAAAAGCAGTTATCTATATGTACGAAGTAACTGATACAAGTACAGATACAATCGCTTTTGCTTGCTATCCAACAGAGGCTTGGACAACAGGAACATTAGATACAGCTACAGGCGGAACAACTACTGCTACAGCAACGTTCACAAACTAATCAGTAATTTGATTAAAAGTAAAAGAGCACTTAGGTGCTCTTTTTTTTTGGTATATGCTCACATATACTATTTCCCAAAACTGATAAATAAAGTATATAACAATATTTGGGAGAAATATGTCAGAACCTTTTAATGCACCCTATGGTTACACAGTAGGAATTCCACCTATCCAAGTTGTAGCTGCCAATGGGTATATTACAGCAGATAGAGCAAGATTTGGTAATGTTAGTTTGTCAGGTAATTTAGCAGTATCAGGTGATATCAGTGCAACAAACATCAATGGTAATATTACCGGTAATGTTTCAGGTAACATTACAATTTCAGGTTCTCAGGGAGCATTATTATTCAATGACGGTCAAATTGCTGTTAGTGCTGAAGGAGTTTTATATGATAAAGTTACAAAATCAGTAACAGTAGAAAACGATCTAGCAGCCTCAACTTTCACATTAGGGTTACCTCCAAACCAATTCTATGAAATTTCATCACAAATTTCTACTACTAGTAGTGCATCGGCATATCAAGTATTGCATAGATCATATGCTAGTAGTATTTCAGCAATTAACTACACGATCATTGCAACCAATACTTCATTAAATTATAGACAAGTAAGTGATTTAAACGCAGCAATCTTAGGAAGTACAGTAGAATATTCTGAATTTGGTACAGTAGATTTACCAATAACAAGTCCTGGAGTAGCTGATTTTAGAGTTAGTTTTGAAGCAGGTGGCGGAGCCGGTAATGTAGTATTAACTGCATCTCCGATGACAGCAGATTTGACAGAATATAAAATTTTGATTACAAAATTTAAAGATTAATAAGGATAAAAAGACATGGCTATTCGCACATTTAACTCAGTTGGTGGTTTCTCAGTAGGTGAACTCCCAACGAGTGTCATATTAGCAAACGGTGATATAACGACCGGTAATGCTAGACTAACATCAAATGTTACTATTGGTACAATAGCTGCAGGTAATGGTAATCTTATCGTTGGTAATACAATACTTACTGGTAATCTTAGAACAGACCATCTACTATATGCAAACGGTATTGCATGGGACTTACAAGAAGCAGCCGGTGCTAACTATGAAATTCAATATAATGTTGGTAATAATTTTAGTTCAAATGTAAACTTAGCTTTTTATCCTGCTAATGGACAATTTTTAACATCAAACGTAAGTGTCTCCGGTAACATTGTTGGTGCAAATATTTATGCAAACAATTTAACAGACACTAGACTAGTTCTTTCTAATAACTCTCATCGATTACAAGATACTGCGAATCTTTATTATGATTTTGCAGAAGATAAACTAAAGGCTAATAACTTTTACACTAGTGGTGATGCTACTATTGGTGGTAATCTAACAGTTCAAGGATCATTAACAAGTTTAGAAACAACAAACACAACAATTGAAGATAATATTGTTATTCTAAACAAAGGTGAATCTGGGTCAAGCGTAAGTTCAGGAACATCAGGTTTTCAAATTGATCGTGGTACAGGATCTAGTACATCATTATTATGGACAGAAGCAGCCAATGCATGGGTATTCAACTATGCTTCTGGTAATGCAAATTTACAAGCAGGACATCTTAATCTTTCTGCAGGTGCAAATATTATTGGCAACCTTGATGTTGCAGGAAATGTAACAAGCAATATATATGGTAATATATATGGTACTATTTTCTCAACGTCACTTGCAAATCAAGGGTTAGATACAACAGTATTATTCAATGACGGTAATGCAATTGCTGGTGCTAATGGTATTACATACAATAAAACTAGTAATCTAGTCACATTTGGTGGTAATGTTAGTGTAGGAAATGTTACTAATCTTTCTAATGTTGTATTCAGTACTGGTGGATATATTGTCGGTACATCTACAAATATAGTCAGCATTAATGCTCCTGGCGCAGGTGGTAAGGTTGAGTTGAAATATGACGATGGTGCAAACCATTCGACATTGATTGCTAATTTAGGTGGCTTCTACTTTGATGCTACAAACGGTAGTACACTATCATTTGATACTGCGGGAAATTTAGTTGGCTCAGGTAATATTGCGGTTACTTCAGGAGAAGTTAAAAGTAAAACTCTTTATGTAGTAGAGACTGCTAATGTACGAGGTGATTCTGTATTTGGTGGTAATGTATCAATTTCCGCAAACACACAAATATACGGTAATATCTTAATTGGTAACTCTACTGCAAAAACTAATGCAAATATTTCAGGTGATGCATATGTTGGTGGTAATGCAAATATTGTTGGTGCATTAGATGTAGGTAATTTGAATGTAAGAAATTATGTTACGTCAAATTTGATTCCATCTATCGCCGGTGATGGGGCAAATCATATAGGTTATGATTTGGGTTCTGAAACTCATCCTTGGAAAGACTTGTGGTTATCTGGATATAGTATTAGATTAGGCACTGCTACAATTTCATCTACCGGTACCGGATCAGTTACCACAACAGATCAAATTGTTACTGGTAATCTTGTTGCCGGTAATGTACAGACTTATGGTAACGTTATTATTGGAAATGTCGCTACTCCCGCAACTTTATTAGTTTGGGGAAATAGTAAAGTATCAAATACTACAACTTCAACTGATGTTAATAC